GCAGGTGTTTACCCAACTGCCGACCCTTGCGGCTGAGAGTGAACTGGAATCGCTACTCCCCTGGAACATCACCCTACCTTAAACAACCACACAGATCACTGTGTGGTTCCAACGACGCTTACGCTGCGTGAGACCATCCTGACCAATTTCCCCAAAATTGAAAAGACCATCACGCGGGTACTGAAGCTGATTTTATCACTGGCTGATGCTTTTACTCACCTGGTGTTCCGGGCTGTGCAGATGGTCGGTGACATGATAAGCGGATGGGATAAGCTTGATGCCTCAACCAAAGATATGCTGAAAACACTGGGCGCGGTTATCGCAGCATGGTGGGCGCTGAACAGTGCATTTCTGGCGTCCCCTGTCGGGCTGATATTAACACTGGTCGGGGCGCTTATTCTGCTGTACGACGATTACCAGACCTGGAAGGAGGGTGGTAAAAGCCTGATTGACTGGAGCCAGTGGGAAAAACAGATTGATGAGGCGATAAAGGGCATCAAACAGCTGGTTACATGGCTGAACAACGCCGCTCAGGAAGTCGGTGGATGGAAGACCGTTATGGAGGTTTTTTTAGCTTTCATGGTGGGGAAATGGGTTGTCGGCATGCTCGGTGCAATAGGCAAGGTGTCACTGTCCGTTGGTGGCCTGGCGAAAAATCTGGCCAGCGTGGCTGCCAGAAACCCGTGGCTGTTATTGTTCGTTCCCGCGAATAACACACCAAACCAGACGGAAGAAATGGCCGAACTGGAGCGCTTAAAGCAGGAGAACGCCAGAAAAAACGGAGCTATCCTGCCACAGTACAATGACTCACCACCGGGCATGTCATTCGGGCCGCGTGGCCTGCGCAATAATAATCCGGGTAATATCAATTTTGCCGGACAGGCAGGTGCAACGCTTGAACCCATGATGCCATTCTGGGGAGGAGAGGATAAGCGCCGCTTTGCTAAATTCCCGACGATGGCGGCGGGGTTCAAAGCATTATCCGATCAGCTGACACGTTATTACACCGGCAAGACCACCGGGCAACGCCTCGACACCATCCGCAAGGTGCTTTATACCTATGCGCCCCCGTCAGACAACAATAACACCAAAGCCTATGTGGAAAACCTCGCCAAATCACTGGGTATCGGGGCCGATGCACCACTGGATTTAAACAATCCGGAACTCCGCGCCAGAATGATTAGTGCCATTACCACCATTGAAAACGGCAATAATCCCTACCCACTGGATTATATCAAACAGGCCATTGGTACAGGGGGGAGCGCCGGACTGCCTGCCAGTGTTAATCAGACCACCCATATCACGGTGCATGGTGCCACCGATCCACAGGCGACAGCTACCGCTGTCGGTCGTGAGCAGGATGGCGTGAACAGCCGGTTAATCAGGAACAGCCAGAGTAAGGTGCAATAATGGATCTCGATAACAAACTGCATACCCTGTTATTTAAACAGGGGCGATCTATCGCCGGGATAGTGCCGGATGTGGTCATTGAGGAGAAGCACGCTGATACGCTGACCATTACCGACCATCCGGTGGAGCAGGGTGCCGCCATATCAGACCATGCGTTTAAAAATCCGGCTGAACTTACCATGACCTGCGGGTTTAGTGGCGGCGGCTCACTGATTGACGGTCTGTCTTTTTTACCTTCCATCGGAAAAACACCTGCGGAAGTTTACCAGCAGTTGCTGACGTTACAGGAATCACGCAAGCCGTTTGAGGTGGTTACCGGCAAACGTACCTACAGCAATATGCTGTTCCGGGCGCTGTCTGTACGCACAGACGTGAAGACCAGCAATGTGTTGATGGTGGAGGCAACATTACGCCAGGTGATCATCGTACAGACGCAGGCGGTGAGCTTACCCCCTGCGGAGGTGCAGGCCAGTCCGCAAAAAACAGCCGCTCCGGCGAATACCGGCGTTAAGCAGCCCGTTGAACAGAAAGAGAGCCTGTTGTCTCGCGGTGCCGGGTTGTTTGGCTTTGGGGGATAGCAATGAAAGTGTACGAAATCCCGCTGATAGCGGGTGCGCAGACCTTTTTAATTACGATGAACGGGGGGCAGTACCAGTTGACGTTACTGTGGCGGGACACCTCTGGTGGTGGCTGGTTTCTGGATATTGCTGATGCTAATGGTAACGATATTCTCGGTGGCGTACCGCTGGTGACCGGGGTGGATCTGCTGGCGCAGTATGCGTATCTGGGATTCACCGTGGGCCTGTGGGTTTACACAGACGCTAACCCCTATGCGGTGCCAACATGGGACAATCTTGGCAGTGAGAGTCATCTGTACTTTACCGTGAAAGAATGAGGATACCATGAGCGAACAATGGATCAGGCATTGCCGTCTGGTTGTTGCAAATGCAGATGGTAATGGACTGAATTTATCTGAACTGAAAATCACTTTCACTATCACCCGCGCCGATGTACGAACCCCCTGTGCCGCGATTATTCGCATCTATAACCTGTCCAGTGATACCCGCTCACGCATTCAGCGTGAATTTACGCAGGTGTATCTGACAGCGGGATATAACGATAATTTCGGGCTGATTTTCAGCGGGGGAATCAAAAATTTTGTACGCGGACGTGAGAACGCCACGGATACCTATCTGGATATTCAGGCTGCTGACGGCGATGATCCCCATAACTGGGCAACGGTATCAACCACGCTGTCAGCTGGGAACACCAAAGCCGACCAGTATAAAGCCTTACTGAAAGGGGTGGAGCAGTTTGGCGTCACCTACGGGTATAAACCTGAATTTGATGATGTGCAGCTGCCACGCGGCAAAGTGCTGTGGGGAATGCACCGGGACAGGATGGACGATCTGGCCGGACAGTGTAAAGCCACCTGGCAGTACAGCAATGGTAAACTGAACATGGTGCCGGATAACAGCTATATCCCAACGGATGCAGTAGTGCTGACGTCTAAAACCGGCATGATTGGCTTACCTCAGCAAAACCTGAATGGTGGTATTACCGTGCGTTGCCTGATTAACCCCAACATCCAGATTGGCTCCCGCGTGCAGATTGACAACAAAAGCATTCAGCAGGCGCAAATCGACGTTTCCTATACCGCAATAAATCAGCTTCCTGAAATTGCCGATGATGGTTTTTACCGGGTTATTTGCATCAACCATAATGGTGATACGCGAGGTGGCCCGTGGTATTCCGATATTCTTTGCCTGGCATTAAATGATGCCGGGCCAGCCAATACGCAAATGGTGGCACTGGAGGGGATGAATGGATCGTCGTGAGCGTTACAACGACCCGGAAGAAGCATTACGTGTGGCATTACGGGCAGAGAGGGCCGGAATGTGGACGTCATTACCGGGTATTGTTCAGTCGTTTGATCCGGTCGCCGTCACCGTGGTGGTTCAGCCTGCGATAAAAGGCCGCATCATGCAAAAAGATGGCACCTGGCAGTCGGTCAATATGCCGCTGTTGGTTGATGTACCAGTCTGCTTCCCACGCGGTGGAGGGACAACACTGACGTTCCCGGTGAATTCCGGAGATGAATGCCTGGTGGTGTTTGCTGACCGCTGTATTGATGCCTGGTGGCAGTCAGGAGGCATACAGGAGCCGATGGAGCCACGGATGCATGATTTGAGTGATGGCTTTGCTTTTATCGGCCCGATGTCTCAGGCAAAAAAAATAGGGGAGATCAGCACCAGTACCGTGCAGTTACGCAGCGATGATGGAGCGGCCCTGATTGAAATCGACCCGGCCAGTCATGCCGTGAACGTAAAAACATCCGGTAAACTGACAGCATCAGCCAGCGGTGGCACAGAAATCACCTCTCCTGACATTGTGCTCAACGGCAACGTCACTATCAACGGCAATTTATCTCAGGGTATGGGAGATGGCGGCGGGACGGCTACCCTTCTTGGCCCGGTAAGCGTGACCAACGATGTCACCGCAAGCGGTGTCAGTGTGAAAAATCACCGGCACGGTGGTGTGGAGACTGGCAGTGGTGACACAGGAGGGCCGAAATGAGATACCGAAAATTAGACTCACAGGGAGACTATTCTTTCGGGAAAAGTCAGGCAGATTTTTACAAAGACAGCCCTGAAGCACCCGGACAGGCCGCATTCACGCGGCTTGTTTTATTTACGGACGAGTGGTTTCTGGATTCACAGGAAGGTACACCCTGGAGCGTCGAGGTGCTCGGTAAATACACCGCGTCAATTTATGATGCCGTGCTGAAAGACCGGTTGCTGGGAACGCAGGCGGTGACGGGAATAGAGCGCTACACCAGTGAGCTTAACCGGGATACCAGAAAACTCACAGTTACCGCCACCCTGAACACGCTTTATGGCACCACTACGATAACGGGGACACTATGAATTTTACAGGAACCGCGCCAGTGATTGATGCCACTGGCATCCATGCCCCGACCTATGCGTATCTTCTTGACTGGCTGAAAGGAAAGTATCGTGAAATTTACGGTAACGATATTTACCTGGAAGCAGACAGTCAGGACGGCCAGTGGCTGGCCATACTGGCCAGCGCCATCAACGATGCCAACAGTGCAGCGGTGGCTGTCTTCAATGCGTTCAGTCCGGCAACGGCACAGGGTGCATCATTATCCAGTAATGTAAAAATAAACGGGCTTATCCGCCGCACGCCCAGCAACTCAACCGTTGATGTGAAGCTGACGGGACAGGCTGGCATCACGATTACCAATGGCGTGGTACGCGACAGTGGCAATAATCGCTGGGCGCTGCCCGGAACAGTCGTGATTGGAACCACCGGAGAGGTGACCGTCACCGCCACTTGCCAGACTGCGGGTAGCGTGCTGGCACTCCCCGGCGAAGTCAGTCAGATAGCCACGCCAACACGGGGCTGGCAGACCGTCAGCAATCTGACTGCCGCTGCACCGGGTCGCCCGGTTGAGACGGATGCGGAACTGCGGAACCGTCAGGCGAATTCTGTTGCGTTACCGTCACTCACTGTACTGGATGGGATCGCCGGAGCCATATCCGCACTACCGGGAGTGAGCCGCTACCGACCTTATGAAAACGACACCAAAGTGACCGATGCAAACGGTATTCCTGGTAACTCTATTTCGCTGGTCGTTGAGGGGGGTGATGTGACGGAAATCGCCAGAACCATTGCGCTGAAAAAAACACCCGGCGCAGGAACTTACGGTACGACAACGGAAAAAATTGCAGATAAGTACGGCATACTGCATCCGATCAGCTTCTTCCGTCCTGTCGATGTTGTCGTTTTTGTCAAAGTGGAACTGAAAGCGCTGGCAGGCTATTCGTCTTCGGTGGCCAGCAAAATAAAAATGCAGGTGGCACAGTACATCGACGCGCTGGATATTGGTGAAACGGTGTATCTGGCCCGTCTGTATCTTCCAGCCAATCTGGCCGGTGACCCGGAAGGGGAAACCTTTGACATTGTGTCATTGACAATAGGGAAGTCTGCATCATCACTGGCAGCAGACAATCTGGTGATTGCATTTAACGAGGCGGCGAGCAGCGATATCGCTAATGTCGATGTGGAAGTGGTGACCTGATATGGCCGATAACCTCTATACGGATCTCATTCCCTCATGGAATCGCGGAAAACCTAAGTTCACGGCAATGGTGCGGGAAATTACTACGCCATTTGCTGACCTGCAAACACTGATACACAGCTATCCAGAAGAGTTTGATATTGACAATGCTGTGGGTAACCAACTGGATATTATTGGTATCTGGATTGGGCTTGGACGCAATATCCGAATACCTATCACCGATGTGTATTTTTCTTTTGATACCGAAAAAGTAGGGTTTGATCAGGGGGTATGGAAGCGGCCATACGATCCGGATTCAGGGTTCACGGAACTGGACGATGATACCTACCGGACGGTGCTCAGGGCAAAAATTCAGGCCAATCGCTGGGACGGCACCTGCGAGATGCTGGGCGATATTTACCAGGGTGTATTCCCTGATGAAAAAACTAAAATCTTTGCGGTCGATAATTTTGATATGACCATGACGATTTACATCGCAGGCAGCGCAATTTCTGCTGTGATGCAGGCCATCATTGCCCAGGGCTATCTGGACGTTAAACCGGAAGGTGTTGGCGTCACCAACTATATTATTTCAACTGAAACCGGGCCGTTATTTGGATTCGATGTCGGGAATGACTATACATCGGGTTTCGATATCAGTTCCTGGGGCGAAGAGTTAAGGGCAAAAAATGGCTAAGAATGAAATCCTCCCTTTTGGGACAATAACCAATGCGAATGTAATGGCACCGGATGATTATAATGCCTTACCCGCCAGAACGACCGGCTTTAGTTCTGGTGTTGCGCAATCAAAACAATTAAATACCGTGTGGCGACAATCTTCTTTTGTTACCAGCGTGCTTGCACAATTTGTAGCCGATAACAGTGGCAAGGATACGCTGGATGATGGTGATACGGCAAAGCTGTTGACCAATTTGCAGGATGCGTTGAAGAAATATGCCAACGGGAATTTACCCGCAGCTTCTACAACGGTTGCGGGGATCACCAAGCTCAGCAGTGCAACGAACAGCAACGATGAAACGATGGCAGCAACGCCAAAAGCGGTTAAGGCCGCTTATGATCTGGCTAACTCCATGAGCATCAACACGTTGTATCCTGTTGGCATTGTCGTCTGGTTTGCGCAAAATAAGAATCCAAATACGCTCTTCCCTGGTACTACGTGGACTTATATTGGTGAGAATAAAACTATCAGGCTGGGTAAAGCTGATGGCACCGATATTATGACCACAGGCGGTGCTGACTCGGTTACGTTGGCGGTAGGGAATTTGCCTGCTCATAGTCATACATTTTCTGTCAATACCAGTAGCTTCGATTATGGTACAAAAACCAGTAGTACGTTTGATTATGGTTCGAAGCAAACCAATGGATTTGACTATGGTACGAAAACGACTAACACAACAGGTAACCACCAACATACCATTACCCCAGCATTGTCTGGGGGAGGGAATATTACTTCTGCAAACCTAACGTGGAGTGGCCCTGCAAGTACCATGACGGGGTGGGCTGGAGACCATGCTCATACGGTGGCTATCGGTGCGCATGACCATTGGGTAGGTATCGGGGCACACAATCATACTGTAGCTCTGGGTGCACATACGCACTCGGTATCTGGAACTACGGCAAATACAGGTTCAGGCGCTGCGATATCAATAACCAACCCATTTATAAAATTAATGGGTTGGTATCGAAGTGCGTAAGGTGAACCGGCCGTAAAGGCCGGTTAGTTTTAGCGAAATGGGTTGCCTGATTGAATTAGGTATTCTTTGCCAAACTTATAGGATGCGTAATCGGTAAAATGGCCTACGTCACGGTAAACAGGAACACCATCAATATCTGTTTTGCAGGTTTTACCCGAACACTGTACGTCTTTAGGATCGATCACGATCAATGATCGGTAATCTTTCTTCATTTTATTGAATAGCTGAGTAAACCATTCATTATTGTCCCCTGCCCATAGAGTAGGATTACAACTGTTAGAAATGTAATCCTTTCTCGTCTTAATGTGCTGGTAAAAACAATTCATGTAGTTCTGTGGCATGGGGTATATTGTTTTAATGATAACCGGACGTGCTCCAGATTTTACGATGATATCCAGTGCTTTTCTCATGGCAACTTCAATTCTTTCCTGTGACAAATCAACAGAACGTTTGTCACCTATGCGGTTAATAATGTTGTTACCAGCATAGTTCATCCACACCTCGCCGATGATTACATAATCAAACTTGCCTTTCTTGATATTGTCGTAATATTTTTCGGTGTTATCGTGACACTCTTGGTAAGCTGTGTTTTTAAAATACCACCAATCAAATTGATAAATATCTGGTAGTGTTAAGCATGATGATGTCCCTTGAACTGTAACGGACATATGAGCGTCTTTCGCAAGAACATCGAAGAAGCTCCAGAAATGGTTGGAGTTTGAATCACCGATTAATAATGCTCGCTTGTTTGCACTAATATCTCCCACGATGCAATTTTTATCTGTACCATCAGTATTCCCATTGAGGCACGACTCTCTGTAAGGAGATGCATATTTTTGCAAAGTGGATTCGATACGGGCGTACTCCGAACCAAAGCGGATATCAAAACCTTTGTACTTTTCACTGATAGGGTATAAAACCAAGAAAAACACTGCCGGTATAATCACCAGTATTGAAAGGGATTTAGTTAATTTCCACCGTATTTTTCTGCATGGTTTCTCAATGAGAATATAAGAGAAATATGCAGCAATGAACGTTACCGCGTAGCAGGAGACCTTAAAAATGACGCTTTCTGTTAGTCCTAAATATCGTCCTGTGGCGAAAATAGGCCAGTGCCAGAGGTATAAAGAGTAAGAAATGGAGCCGATAAAAACTAGTGGGGAAAGGGATAATATACGTGATGCAATGCCGTTAGTCGTAGCACCGACCAAAATGAGTAATGCGCTGGCAATGCTAACAATCACTGCATGATAATCGGGATAACCAAGTACGATATTTGTTCTGGTTGCGCAATAGGTTATTGCCAGTAGAGAAAGAATACCTAATGCAGATGCGACACCTTTCTTTAATTCAAATCGTTCACAATTAAATACAACAAGGCAACTACCGATCATAAATTCAAAAATACGAGAGCTTAAAAAATAATAGCTCTTGTTTGGGTACTTATCAGAAAGATAAAGTGATAATCCCAGCATGCTTATAGTGACGGCAACTGTTGCTATTTTTACTTTTTTATCTGATAAATAGCGATTGAGAAGTAAAATTCCCGCAGGTAACAGTAGATACCATTGCCATTCGATGGATAGCGACCAGGTATGCAGCAGCAACAGATTTGCAGTGTCTGGCGCTGCATATCCTGTGGTTGATCGCGCAAAATACTGATTTGAAGTGAATAAGGTAGTGTATTTTGCACTACTTATATAATCAATGAAATCGGCTGGTAAGTAGAATATCGTTGCCAGTACTAAAGTGAAAATAACAACAGTAATTAATGCAGGTTGTAGTCGCCACAAACGGCGAACATAAAAATCAGATAGAGAAAATGATTGTTTTTTTAGTGAGGTTATAATTATTGATGTTATCAGGAATCCTGAAATAACAAAAAACATATCAACACCAATAAAACCTGATGGAAAAACACTCAATCCTCCGTGGAACATTAAAACAAAAAGAACTGCAACAGCCCTTAAGCCATCGATGTCTTGACGGTAATACATTAGTTACACCTTGAAATATTAAATAAATTCCGCACGATAAGCAGGAATATCACGCACTGATTGAGTCATGCTGTCAAATGCACTGACATGCAGCAACGTAACCCGCATCCCCTGCTTACGGAAAATAGCCACATCAGAAGCTATTCGTTGAACGCCAAAGAAAAGCATGGCATCAAGTGCTGTTACCAGTAATCCGGACGTGAGAGCCAGACGTAGGCGCTCACGCGGGATATCCGATTGCTGGGTGATGCTGGTATAACTGGATGTTGTGCCACCCTCTGCGCCAGTGCGAAAGACTTTGTATGTACGCCTGTACTGAAAATCCTCTGGGGCTGAAAAATACGCGTGGCGGCTGTACACAACGCACCGCTTGTTCCCGTTCAGTTTTGCCGACTTGCTGAATATCCCTCCTTCCTCCCGTAGCTTATCGATAAGCTGAGGGGCGCGGATCAGCATCAGACGAAAAGGCAACTCGAAGCTGGTAACGTAGTCTACGGTTTGCAGCGCTATCCGCAGGCGTTCTGTGCTACCCGCCTTTTGTTGCTGGCAGGTGTTGATTACCTGCTGCCACTGCGCAGCGATCTTTGGTGTTTCGCTGGCTTCCGTCAGTTGATACTTTTCTATGCGGTAATCGATGCGTGGCAAAGTCGGCATAATTATCTCGTAGTATGAAGGGCCTGATTATCTCAAGGCCCTGTGATTTTATCAGGTGCGCCGTAAAACCCCGTCCTTCAGGGCGGGGAGGATGTCAACTCAGTGGCTATCTGAAAACCGCCACTTTCGCCTTTCTTCCAGTACCATCCCCAGCGATTTTGCCTTTTTCTCCGCATCCAGAAGCCGGTAGACAATCGCACCATCAGGAAACCGCCATGAGTTCTGGTTGGTGTTGTAAAATGGCACCACCATCACGGTACGCCTGGCTGGTTCAGTGTGCGTTTCAGCCATCGCCACAGGTGCTTGAACGCTGTCATTGTCGTCAAAGCCCCCTCCGCGCGTGTTCAATCCTCGCTTTGGTCTGCTGTAGCTTTTCTCTTAAACCCGCTTTCTCTGCCTCCGTGAGCGTGGCTGCAAGGGAGGTGCAGTGTCCTGCAACTTCGGTGTAACTTTTTTCTTCAGTGACATCATCCAGGGCGTTGAGCGCCGCTTCAAGCGCCGCATTCTGTTGTGTTTCGACAAACTCAGCCTCATGAACCGTTTCTGAATTCGTTTTTACGGCTGGCGGGCCAAACTTCATCTGCCCCAGAGCATCACGCAGCCGTGGGCGAGATTTCGCGCTGTGCGCCACACTCGGCGGTTTTTCTGCTTCATCCGCAATCTGGTTAACATCCAGCAGAGAATACAGCTCAGAGGCGCACGGGAGGCGTCTGGCGAGTCGGTGCAATACCGTCTTCAACGCCATGCGGTCAAACCACTTTTGCCACACTGCTGGCACTTTAGGTTTTCCATCCCGGTCTTTTTTAGCGGTCGCGTCACGCACCTTCTCAACTTCCGACCGGCTCATGACCTCCACCACAATTTCACCGCTGGTCAGTTTAGCAAAAGCATAGACCAGCCGGATTTCACCATGATTTTCAAACGCAGGCCGGTGCTCAATGTGTTCACCGTTCTCGTCAACCCAATAGTCAAATTTATCGGCCATATGCACCACTTTACCCGTGATGTTGGCAACCTGACCAGACTGACGCGCCCGTTTGAGAACCCCGTCAACCATTGGCAGGTACTGCGCCTTTTTAACCCACTGATCGCCCTGCTTCGTGTTGTAAACCACCATCGCGGCTTCGCGTCCGTCAGGAACAAGGCCGTCCTGCGCACAGCGGATCAGCGACATCACCAGTGACTGCCTGTCGGCGTTTTGCAGTTCAGGGTCAGCCACCAGTGCGGTGGCGGCAGTACGGGTAAACTGTTCAGGGCTGACGTGCGATGGCAGTAAACTTTGAATGCCCTGCCGTGTTAACGCCGACGATAAATCGGCGTGAATACTTTCAAGTGTGGCTACCTGATTCATGCTGACACCTCCTGATTTGCACGGCGGCGCTGATCGGCCATTCTCGCCCACCAGGGTCTGCTGATGATCCCCATGTCTGCTGAAAAGCCGTCACGCTCACACACTTCAAGCTGGGTGATGGTTTCGCGCACCTGCAACATCCCCTCGTCAAAATCAGCGTCTTCCAGCAATCCAAGAGAAACCGGATACCGCCCACACTCCAGGGACTTGCCGACCACACAGAAAGCAAAATCTGCCTCGACACCAAAGACTTTGTTCATCACCAGACTGTAGAAAGCCGCCTGTACATGGTAGCCGTACTTTTCGACTGACTTCCCAAAATCCTGCACATCATCAGTGGTTTTGACATCCATCACAAAAGGTACGCCGCACAACTCACCGAACCAGTCCGGGCGAACTTTGAACAGCACACCCTGCTCTGTGCGATAAAACACAGACAGCTCTGCAACCCCACGTTGCAATAGCGCAGCGATAACCGGCTGTGCCAGTGCGGAATCCCGCATCAGGCACACCTTGCGGTAGTCATCGGACTTCATTGGCGCCAGGCCATCAGCCTCACACTGTTCCTCAAATGCCGCCAGTTCTGCTTTGCCATCGCTGGTACGGAGATTAACATCAGGGGCACACACGAAATCTTCATCAAAGCGTGCAGGCTCAAGTATTGCCGTGTGAACCGCCGTACCAAGCGACAGCGCACCTGACTTACTTTCGTCACGCGGGGCTGATTTGTACCAGGCAAGGGAGGCTGTGCCACCACGTTGCACCATCCGTAGTTGTGTACTCGAATACCCGTCACAGGCGTGGTACAGGTCATTGCTCAAATCGACGATCACCAGACTGCCGCCGCTGGGTATGCCAGACAGTTGGCTGTTCAGCATATCAACCGCATTGGCAGCACCATTAGCTATGGGGCGCTCCTCGTCAAATTCAGTTACCCCATTAGCAGGAGGGTAGTCCGACAGGAACGACCGTGATGATGATTCTGTCAGCGTTATTTCGCTATTTAGCTTATTAGCTCCTGAAAATTTATCGCTACAATCACAACTTGCTAAATCGCTATTTAGCGTATTGGCTTCATCAATGTTGTCCGTTAGTAGGGATTTTGTCCGTTGTTTTTCGGCAAATTCAGCAATGTGCGCATCGAGATATACTGGATCAGGGTAGTTGTAACTGTCGCTAATCTCCCGAACAACACGGAAAATTGACTCCCTGCTCCAAGAAAAAACATCAGGTACTCTTTGAAGGGCAACAACCCAAGAAATAAGGTCTTCTTCGCACCTCGCTATTTTTTCCTTAGCCCGGCGCAAAGCATCAACCGATACCTCCTTAAAAGAGACAACATCGGGAATAAGTGCGCAGGCGATTTCTAACTTCAGTGAATCGTGGTTATGTGGGTATTCCCTCCGCTCATTAGTGGGTAATTCAGGTGACCGGGCATCGGTGGTTGATGAAATATTGACCTCTGCGCTAACTTCCTGAACCGCCTCACCCTCCGCAACTTCTACCGGGATATGCGGCTGGTTATCCACTACTTCTGTGGACAAGTTAGTTTCTTTGTCGCTATTTAGCGAATTATGAATTTCGCTTTTACCAACCCATTCACCATTGTATAGCTGTATGGCCATCGCCTGAATCTCTGACTGAGTGAGACGAACAGGCATGCTGTCCAGCGTTTCAGCAACCAGTAGCCGCAGCGAGAGGTACTCAGCGTACACCTCCGGTTCATCATCAGGACAGGCCAGTAAATCATCAGCATCGCGGCGTTCGGCATCATCGTACTCGTCCTGCTCACCAAAAATTGCCAGCAGGGCGCAATACTGGTCTGTAGCCAGCGTGTCAAGTTCATCAACCACCTCAACAGGAGCAGCTGTATTGCGCAGGTATTCTTCTTCGGATATTTCATCCAGGCGCGGCACTTTGTACATCATGCAACAGGCAGGATCTTCCTGTGACAATACCTCAAGGGCTTTTAGTTTCGCTGCGTGCTTGGTATCAGCCGCCACGAAGGAGGTAAATGTTTTATAGCCGTCAGGGTGCAGCGTCTTCTGGGAAACATAGGTCACTGTGAAATATTTCATGCTGCACCTCCATCATTCTCAATCTGGTTATGTCTTTCAAGGGCACGAAGCAGCCTGCCACGGGCGGCAGCGGTGCAATTACAACATGTGTTTTCACATGACTTTGCCGTGGTGCGCTTGAAAAACAGGGCGTCAAACTGGCGGGCGTTGAGCTTTTCGATGAACTCAGCGGCTGCTGCCTCCGGGTCATTCGCAGGGCTGACAACGAGCGTCGAGCGCCAGAAGAACCCGGTAAGTGCCATGTCCAGACTTCCGCAGTCTGAGCAGGCAAAGCGAATATCCGGGCGACCGAGAGCGTCATGGCGATGCGTGTTGATGCAGTAGACGTACTTCATGCGGCACCTCCGTGAACAGACAGGGTAAACACGTCGCCCAGCATGCGGCGATCCACGCACTCCAGCACCCCGGTTTCTAACAAGGTTTTCAGTGCGATCTTCCAGTCGTCGATTTCAACGCTCTTGGCGTGAGTCAACACAGCAAAGAGAGTGAAGGATTGGCCACTGAAATGCTGCGTCAGCGCAGCCTGCAATGAGGCAGGGATAGGGGTATTCATGCCGTACCTCCGATGCTGTTCATCACGTTACCGGACAGGCGCCGCAGGACGTTCTCACAATGCTGCGCCCTGACCTGGCACCAGTTTTCATTTGCCGGATTAACAGAAATGACAAACGCCTTTCGCCACAGTCGTGCCGCCGTCATAAAGTCACCGGTACGCTCGAATTTGGCCGCTGTGGTAGCCACCTGCTGAAAAACTGAGAATGATTTCATGCAACACCCCCAACGATACGCAGGTGCTGACGCTGACGCGGGGTCAGATATTTTGATGTGTTGGCAAAGCGAACAAGTTCGCGGCGGGTATAACGATAGCCTTTCTTTACGCGCAGCAGCGCGGTACTATTTTTCATAGCTCACCTCTTGGTTATGCAAGTGTGTGGGTTAGCTGCTCGTGGGTGGTGGTACACTCACGAGTAGCGTCTGTTATTTAGTCTAAAATGGACGATGTTATTTTTCTCTTTCCATCTGGTGAATAAGTAATTTTTAACTCCAGATACTTTTCCCTTAATTTTCGTATTTCAACCCATGCACCTTTAGCAAAAAGAGCCGGATTAAAAACATACACCCCAGTATCTATTCTGTGCATAATATCTTTTGCAATCAATCCAGTAATAGCGTTTGATATTGAGTGCTCTTTTACACCTATACGGGCAGATATCATCCTCTTAACAGAGGCATTGATTATTATTTGACCATCATAGTTAATTTTACGAACAAGCTCGTATAATACCTTTGAACTGCTTTTCGGAAGATCATTAATCTTCACAATATCATCAAGGTAAAGCTTCACGTAAGGAGGCTCCTCTGGAAGTCGAACGGTATTGCTTTCTTCATACCTTTGGACCTCACCTGTGTCCTTGTCATAGATAGTGCTACTGTTGCTATACGTAAGTTTTGCCAAGGCCAAACCTCAATTAAGTACGCTTCCATTCCTCAAATATAAGGAATGTTTCGCGCCTTATCAAGTAAAACATTCCTTTTTTTTGATGAAGACTACTTATCCTCGGAGCGAGGACTACTTATCCTCGGAGCGAGGACTACTTATCCTCGGAGCGAGGACTACTTATCCTCGGAGCGAGGATCGCGATGATCTATAATGATTTGATTTTTATACTAAAAATGAACATTAGTAACTTACTTCTTTTATCTTACAGTCTATCTTTTAAGATTTTATTTCTATCTCTGTTAAGGTCAAAACCGGCTCCCGCCGGGCAACCCCGCCATGCGGCACAGCAAGCTGTACCACCTGTCGGCGTTTTCGCAAAAACAACAAGTCAGACAGCCCCAGAAAACCCGCACCGCTCGCCGCAGTCTTTTGCTGAGGCGTACCGCAGGAGCAGCGCGACGAGGAACGAACAGCGAAAGCGAGGAAGCGGAAGTGAACCGATGCTAAAATAGGCTCGTTCACTCAGTATCCTGATGGTTGAGCTATGAAAAAATCTGAATGCATGTTCTGTGGTATGCCTGCAACACTGCTGTGCGACGGTTTGCTTGGCTGGGATGCAGACACCGATGAAAACGGTTTGATGTGTAAGGTGCGAAAAATGCATACCTGCGATGCACCGCTGTGCCGGGACTGTGCCACATGGCACGGTAATATCTTTTTTTCGGGTAGGAACGGGGGCATGGAAACCAAAGATTACTGCCCGATCTGCCAGAAGGAACGAAGCAGCCTAGCGGCTGCAAATCGTAATCGGTTAGAATGACGTCCATTCTGAACCCACCCCGTCGAAGGTTATCCGTGTCACATGCCCCAGAGCATCAGCTCGCTCACACTAAAATGG